AAGGATATTCAATAAAGCATTATCTCAAAGTGAAGTAGATGCGTTAGAAGCAGAAACATCAGCATCGTCTACAAAATCTACAACAGATATATTTGATGATGGTAGTGGTGTTGCACTTTATGAGCTTGAGGGTAATGCTAATACAACTCCTTATTATCCTTATGGAGAAGGAGCAATAGATGCAGGACAGAGTGCGGTGTTTAATGGTAGTAGTAGTTATATAGAATTGTCCTCAGGTATAAATACTTCATATATAAATCCAACTAGTAGTTGGAGTTTTTCAGCTTTTATAAATACGTTAAATGCATCTTCTGGGCAAGTTATACTAGGTTTTGATGCTTATGACAATATTGAAGTTGCAATAAATACTAATTCTGAAATTGAATATAGAATATATAATACTTCTTATGAATTTTTAAGATCTCCTGCTATTTCTAGTAATAAATGGTATCACGTTGCAGCAACATATTCAAATGGATCAATGAATCTATATTTGAATGGTTATAATGTAGCTAGTGGAACAAAAACCTTAATACAATCTAGCTCGTCGCCTACTATAGGTAAAAAACAAAATAATACCACTTATTTCAACGGCTCAATAGACCAAGTAAGAATATACTCATCAGCTTTATCAGCTTCAGATGTAGAAGCATTAGCATCAGAAACAAATGTACCTACCACAAATCTTATTGCCCACTATAAATTAGATGGAAATGGAAATGATGCAACAAGTAATTATAATGGAACTGCAACGTCAATAACTTATTCAGATCCTGCTGAATTTCCTTTAATAGCATACAACGGTACAGCAACAAATGTATCCTACGCTTATGACGGAACACCTACTAATGTAAGTTTCGTAGGAACTTCATTCCAACCTGATTTTGTTTGGGTGAAGAATAGAACTTCAAATTGGGGTCATACATTAGTTGATACAGTTAGGGGTTTAAATGCTGCAAGCGTTTACGGTGCATTAGCTTCAGACCAAACTGCATCAGAAACTACAAATAATGTTTTTGGTGCTATTAAAAGCTTAGATACTAATGGATTTACAACAGAGGGTGGTTCTGATGTTAATGGGTATTATGCTGTTGGTAGACTTAATAATGACTATGTAGCTTGGTGTTGGAAAGCAGGTGGAACTGTTTCCGCTAACAATAATACAGATGGTACTATTACGTCAACAGTTAGTGCTAATCAAGATGCAGGGTTTAGTATTGTGAAGTATGTAGGTTCTTCTACAATTGGTCTTGATATTGGTCACGGATTAAGTTCTGCTCCTGAAATGGTAATATTAAAAAATTTAGATTCTTCCCATAATTGGTATATATACCATAAAGATACAGGAACAACAAGTGGGTATATAAATTACCTGAGATTTGATTCAACCGCAGGAACTTATTCTGATAAGGTATTTTATCCTGTAGATTTTAACAATTCAACATTTATAGCAGGACACGACACTGTTTTGCAAGGAAATATGATAGCCTACTGCTTCCATTCAGTAGATGGTTATCAGAAGGTAGGGAGTTATAGTGGTTCAGGAAGTGCAGGTAACAAACAAACAACAGGATTCCAACCAAGATTTGTGATGCTTAAGGCTTATAGTGGTGGAACAAGTGGATGGTTTATTTTTGATTCTGAAAGAAGTGGTGAAAAAAGATTAGCAGCAAATACGAGTTCTGCTGAAAGTGATGAAACAAATCACGGTATTAATTTTGAATCTGATGGTTTTAGTTTTGACGCTGCTGACGCAAATAATTCAGGGGTTAATTGGATATATTTAGCAATAGCATAAAATGGAAAAAAAGAAATTTAAAGATACCGGTGTTGGTAAATTTTTATTAGAAAAAATTCCTAACGTTGTTGGAGCTATTGCCGGTGATACGCCTGTTGGCTCTGTAATACAAGCTATAATTGGGGGTTCAGATATGAGCGATGCTGACAAAGAAATCGCTCTTGAAAAATTAAAAATGGAACGTGCTGAAATAGATGGCACAACAAAAAGATGGGTAGCTGATGCAAGATCAGGTTCTTGGCTAGCTTCAAACGTAAGACCTTTGGTTCTTGTGTTTTTAACAGTTAGTTATGTAGCAGGATGGTATATGGGTTACCCGTTAGACTCTATAACTGGACTTTTGACGATTGTAATTGGAGGCTATTTCGGAAGTCGCGGTGTAGAAAAAGTATTTGGAAACAACAAACATAAATAAAAATGACCGATTTAAAAATATACGGTATTAACATTGCAGCTTTAGTTACAAGCTCTCCAATGGTTTCGGGTGTAAATCCGATGTTACAAACAATAGTTTTATTATTAACGATAGGGTACACCTGTATAAATATTTATCAAAAGCTTAAAAAATGAAATACTTTAATGAATCTGAATTTAATGAGTTTGAAAAAATGGATCCTAACCTTCTTGAAAAACTAGATCAGCTAAGAGAAATTTATGGATACCCAATTAAATTAACGTCTACTTATAGATCGCCGGATCATCCTATTGAAGCTAAAAAATCAAAACCAGGAGAACATGCTTATGGGGCGGCAGTAGATATTGCTTGCGTTGGTGGTGAAGCTACATTTAAATTAGTTAAAGCGGCTATAGAAGTCGGGTTTACTAGAATAGGCATAAGTAGAAAAAATAATTTTGTTCATGTAGGTATTGGTTATCCTGGTGCACCTGAAACAACAATTTGGACTTACTAGAATGGGAAACACAGCATCAAAGAAATATTATGCAAAGAATAGAAAAACGATACTAGCAAAGCGTAAAGCTAGAAATCCCGGCTACTATTCTGTGTATTATTTACCAGAAGAAAATTATTGTGGAATTACCAAGATGGACCCAGAATATAGAATGTCTCAGCATAAATGTAATGGAAAGAATATTGAAAATTGGAGAATATTATTCTGCAGTAAAGATCAAGCAGAGGCGTATTACCATGAAGCAATGTTTCATTCTGTTTTAGGGATGCAAGGACTTCTTAAAAATAATAAATAGAATTAAATGAAACTTATACGAAAAATAAGCATTGGTACAGATTATAAAAATGAAGCAATGCATTACTCTGTTGGTCAAGAAGTTTACGGAGGTCATAAAATATGTGATATATTAGAAGACAACGGAGGTTATAAAATTTATATTACAAAAAACAAAGAGGTATTACCGTGGAAATATTTTAATTCTAACATGGCGGTATCAATAGAATACAATTTAGACTATTAAATGAAATCACTTTTTAATTATATTATATCTACTGAATCAAGGTACAACAATAAAATAAATGTTGACCAGAAAGAATTAATACTAAATACAGAAATTAGCGAGCGTGATTATATGTTTGTTAATAGAATGGGTGTTATAGTTAATGAACCTGCGTATGGAGTAACTTACAAAACCCCTAGAAAGGGAGATGTTGTAATTGTACATCATAATGTTTTTAGAAGATGGATTGATATAAGAGGTGAAGAAAAAAATAGTGCAAGCTTTTTAAAAGAAAATGAATACTTTGTAGCGCCTGATCAAATATTCGCTTATAAAAGAAATAATAAATGGTTTTGTCCAGATGAATATTGTTTTGTTAGTCCTTTAATTAACGAAGACGAATGGGCTCCTGATACTGAACAAAAATTAAAAGGTGAGCTTGTGTATAGCAACGACGAACTAAGGTCCTTAGGATTAACCATAGGTGATGTTATTGGCTTTACACCTGACTCTGAATATGAGTTTGAAATAGAAGGCAAAAAGCTATATAGAATTTTATCTAATCAAGTTACAATAAATTATGGACAGGAGAAAACGAGTGATCGAAGCAGCTGAAAAAGCTTTAGTAGAACTTGAAAAAGTTATTAAACAAAATATAGATTTAGGCGAATTAGATCCAGAAAAAGCAAAAACAGCAGCTCAAGCAAAATGGGTAGCTATTGAAGACTCTTTGAAAATAATTGAAAAAATTGAAGAGCTCGCAGAAAAAAAATCAGACAATAAAAAATCAGAAGCTTTTATGGGTGTTGAAAATAGAGTTAAATAATGTATAAACAAACTTTATATAAAATACACACAGATCACTTATCTGATAAAAAGGTAAAGAAAAATAATAAATATAAAAAATTTGATTACGGTTATAATGAAGAACTAGATTGCGTTATTATAAGCAAAGACGGTACTTTAGGCGATATATATGAAATTCAAGGTCTAAAGGTAGGAATACCTAAAACTCCAAATAAAATAGATGGTGAAGACCTTAAAAAAGAAGATCAAGTATTTAAACAGATATCTAAACCCGCATCACTTAGTAAAATAAAAAATTTAATTGATTTTAAAGAATATGCGGAAGATATTAAAGAGCAGTACTACGAATATATTGAGAGTGAGTTTAATCATCGTTCTAATGGCTACTGGTTCATGTGCAACAATGAGCCTTGTTACATTACAGGATCGCACTATATATACCTCAACTGGACAAAAATTGATGTTGGATCACCTGATTTTAGACAGGCAAACAGAATATTCTATTACTTTTGGGAAGCTTGCAAGGCAGATAGAAGATCTTACGGAATGTGCTATCTTAAGAACAGACGGTCTGGGTTTAGCTTTATGGCATCCTCAGAGACTGTTAACTTGGCAACAATATCCAAAGACTCTAGGTTTGGGATCTTATCTAAGACTGGTGCAGATGCAAAGAAGATGTTCACAGACAAGGTGGTACCAATATCCATTAACTACCCATTCTTTTTCAAACCAATACAGGACGGAATGGAGAGACCAAAGACAGAGCTATCCTATAAGATTCCGTCAAGAAGACTTACAAGAAACTCCCTCAAGGAGAGTTATAGTCAGGAGGAATATGGGCAGGGGTTACAGGGGCTCGACACAACGATCGATTGGAAGAACACAGGAGACAACTCGTACGATGGGGAAAAATTACAATTACTCGTCCACGACGAATCGGGGAAATGGGAAAGGCCGGATAATATTCTCAACAACTGGAGGGTCACGAAAACGTGCCTTAGACTTGGAGCAAAAATAGTTGGTAAATGCATGATGGGCTCAACATCTAATGCAATTGAAAAAGGAGGTGATAATTTTAAAAAACTGTACTATAATTCAGATGTTACAAATAGAAACCGCAATGGCCAGACTGCAAGTGGATTATATTCTTTGTTCATACCTATGGAATGGGGATACGAAGGGTTTATTGATAAATTCGGGTATCCTGTCTTCGAAACTCCATCAGAACCGGTTGAAGGAATTGATGGCGAGCAAATTTTTAATGGGGTCATCGATCATTGGAACAACGAAGTCGAGGGTTTAAAAAACGACAGTGATGCTCTTAATGAGTATTACAGACAATTTCCAAGATCTGAAAAGCACGCATTTCGAGATGAAACTATAAATTCTTTATTTAATCTAACTAAAATATACGAGCAGATAGATTACAATGAAGAAATGACATTAAAAGGTTATGTAACTAGAGGTTCTTTTTCTTGGAAAAATGGAATAAAAGATACAAAAGTTATATGGTCACCTAATAAATCGGGAAGGTTTAATTTATCTTGGATACCA